TTGACTGTAAAAGTGGGCGCCCATTAACCGGGGCGCATCGGCTTTCACTACTCAGTAGTTGTGGTGGTCTCGCCACCATCAGTGGTGGTCCCAGTGGTTGTTCCGCCTTCCGTACCTGTTGTGCTGGTTCCGGTGGTGGTCACCTCTGTCGTAGTAGTGGCAGAGACTTCAACCGTCTCACCTGTGGTGCCTGTGATCTCGGTAGTCTCCGTTGTCGTGTTTGTTGACACGTCTCCGGGGTCCACCTCGCAGCTTCCGTATGCAGTCGCGATGACAAGAACGCCTCCGACGACAGATACTTTAACCTTCCATGAGGCCCATTGTGATTTCAACCAATCCATAGTATTACTCCTTTTGTGATTAGTAAATGTGGCAGAGTATTAACCCGCTCTGCCATCGGTATCTCAAACTATATGGCTTACTATCCGTTCATCAGTTCGTCGAAGGCTTTGTCTACGTCACTAGTGGGTTTTCCATATGCTGTAGTCTCTCGGGAGCGGGATTCGGCACTTTTGTTACCTGAAAGCTGCTCATCCAAGATGCTATCAATCTCTTCTGGAGTGTGGCGTTCGAAAAGAGAAGCAAAGTCCGGCATGCGATCGAGGAGGGCTGGGATCGCTTCCGTATCTTCGAGCAATGGGGACGTGTTTCGCCTCATCTTCATATTAGTTTGAGGGTATGCGCCCGGTGTAGTGGGCTTTGTGTAGGTCAGCGTGATGTCAGTACCCTCACTGGCATCTGTGATATCTCCGTATTCGGGGTCGAGGATGTATCCAAGAAGTAGCTCGTAAGCCTTCTTGCCGTATCCATAAATCTTAACTCCCTCTTCTTCCCGTCCACGAACGACGACTGGTGAGAAGTAGCGGCCTCGGACGAACAGAGACTTGGCAAGCTTCTTGCTTTCCTCATCGTTGTTGTCAACGCCTTCTCGCCATACAGAAGAGGCAAATTCGCAAATTGGGCAGTGTTCGCCATAATTGCGCTTCGGACAAAGGATACCTCCGCGGTGCTCACCCACATTATAGTGGAAAAACATTTCCTTCAAGGGGTCACCATCGTTGGTGGGCACGATACGAATATCTGTATCTCCCTCGTCCGGTTTAAACCAAGGGGACGATGCGTCCTTGGTTCCCTCGCCACGTAGTGAAGCGAGCTTCTTTCTCATTAGTTCCATATTGATTGACATTAGTTTTTTCTCCTGTTTGTTGTTGTAAAGTATACCGAGCTTTCCTCGATATCTAATGTATCACTCTTGTCCTAGCTTGTCAAGAGTTTTTTGTTGTTGTATTGCGTTAGTGTGGGCAACGCAGAACCCAAAGTCTGGTAAAGGTGTTTCGTAAATTGCATAGGAAATCTTCCGGTAGGCATTTCTAGGTTTTGTCTTCAAAGTGTCTACCAACTTCTTATGTAGCCCTGTTTCTTTTTCTAATCTTTCTTCGTTTATACACATATAATAACACAGTTCTCGTTCGGCGTCAAGGTCAAAAAGCCATTTTTCTTGAATCTTTGCCATGTCAAGCATTCCAACCGTACGGATGCGATTTACTTCGCTGGGCTTGGAGACATTGCCGATGTGTGGCTCTGTGTACTCAAAATAATTCATATAGTGCACACACGAAAAGATTGTATCGTTCAAGGTTTCGTAGTAGTTTTTTAAACTAATCTTTTGCACAACTCTTTCAATGTTCTCATTGGATAATATTGTAAACGTTCGGAAAAGACCAGATCTGGCGTATTCTTGCAAAACCCCAAATACCGTGTTCTCCACAAGGCGTGGAACACCAGTCAACAGATCAGTATCCGGCTTAATATAAAATACATCAATTTCTTTATGCTGTATTTGTTGTAGTATGCCCAAAGAATAAATTGAACTCATCGAGGCGCCCATAACAAAAACTTGAACGCGACCCTTGGCATTCTTGAGAAACTTTCTCACGTCTGGTAAGTTCTTCTCGTATTCCTCTGGGCGGTTGTAGGCTTCCAGTTTTAGCGCGTTTTTGGTATTCTTCTCCACTTTGCTGTTAAGGGTGTAGATATCATATTGAGATATCTCGGAAAACTTTTGCACAATTGCCGAAGAAGCGTTTCCGATGCCTATTAACGAAATCATACTTTCAAATCCTTTAAGTCATAGTAGTTCTGGCCGGCTTGCAGATTGACCATGAACCTGTCTAGCCTATTGTTGGCGAAAATGTCCTTTATATCAGGCACCAGATCGCGCTCGTCATCGGACATGTCAATCACCAATTCATCGTGAACGATGTGAGAGATAAAGCTCTTCTTGTCTTTCAGGAAGTTATCGATCTCAATCGCCTGCTCCAACACCAAATCAGATGTAGTGCTCTGAATAAGGTAATTCAAAGCTTTTCGCTGCTCAACTTGAATTGAGCGACCAAATACTGTCTTTACACAACCCTCTTTATAGTGATTTTTTAGCAAGCCATCGCGATCATAGTATCTGCTCTTGATAGCTGAGGACGTAGGATCATAAAGCCAACCAAAAAACATGATCTTGGCTTCTTCGCGACTGGGGCTGGAATTAAACCTATGCGAATGGAAGATGTTTTTAATATTCCACTCATGAATGTCTACGTCTGGCTGATCGTTTCCCAGCAGAGACAGTACAGTTCTCGCCTCGGCGCCATTGTAATCGAGCGATACAAACCAATCATTCTGTGGTTTTAAGATTTTCCTAAGCTCTTTCTTCATAGTGAGGACCGGAAAGGATTCCGAATTGGTGGTAAGGCGCCCTGTGACGGTGCCGTAGATATTATAATCAATATACTTTTGAAGTTGCATTATTTTTTTGATGCTGGCGCGGTTGCTTGTACTAGTATGGAGACCCTTACAGTCAGACATATCGATGTTCAGGGGCTGGTACCTGATCTTGTGGATCAGAGTCGCGACCTTGACCATGAAATCATAGTTTTCTGGTTTCTCGCAGGTCTCAAATACATGTTGAGTGATTTTATTTTTTATTTCACAGAATTGAATTAGCGAGTCATGAGGTATTAAATCGAAAATACAATGATCATCAAAATTTAACCTAGCTATCTTGAAAGATTTGTAAAAAGCCGTCATCTTCCGAATACTTGCTTGGTATTCTTCAATCAAATTCGAGGGACATGCTTCTAAGAGTGTGGCTCCGCTGCTCATTAGCCACGCATATTCGATGCCATCATCATGGACAAAGCCACCGGGGCGCCAAGTGCGCAGTAAACCAGTTGGAATATCTTCAAAATGAAGTCTCCCGTCTTTATACACACCCACACATTCAGATTTATCATCAAGTGTTTGAAAGTACATTTACCCTCTCTTCTTCCTGTACTTTAACACGGTATAGTAAATCTGTCAAGGAGCCACTGCTATCGTATGTGGCTGCGACCGAGGTTTCAAACATACTGACCACGTCCATTGGGGCGCGTGTCCTTGCCATTTGAAGACACTGCCTGATTAGTTCTCTTATCTCATGTTGATTAAGTGAGATTTCTTTTTCTTCTGCTATTCTAAGATTCATATAAAACTCTAAAAACTGCCTCTCGCTGTATGTCTCTGACAGAGTATCGCGGGTATACTCAACCGGTCTAACAACTTTGTTTCTAGTTGTGCCATCTTGACAATATTCAACTTCAATATAATCTGATTTCACCGTGTTGTAAAGCTCTAACATAATATTTTTAAAGTTTTCATAATATGTCCTGTAACTCGGCGTGTACGCCATGGCCAATACAGAGTCCGTGCTTAAAAATCCATATCTTCTTGCATACTGAATCATTTCGGGTGTCCCTATGTCTGCCACAAGGCGCCATGGTACATTCATGTCTACCGAAAAGCCGTAAGAACGACATACATTTAAGTAATAATTCCAGTTGGGACTCTCTTTGAACATTTTTATTTTCTCTTCATCATTAGAGGATGATTTATTCGCAATGTCAATAACAAGACCCGTAACCTCCATTGGACACAATGAACTTTTGACAAAGGCCGGATACGTGAAGGGAACCAACTCGAGTAAGTCTTCAAGAATTTCCATCAAATGCATCATAAATTGGCCAAAAGTCTCAAACTTGATGTCTGCCTCTACAAACATCTGATCTATCGTCTGTTTGTTGCCTAAATTTAAATTTCTGTACAGAGTTCGGGGACTCTCATACGCACGGTTAACATTAAGTTCGCTCAAAAACGGGTCATCTGCTCTGATTTGACCTACGGCAACTTTTTTTCTAAACTGCATGGCCAAATCACTAAAAGCATCTGCGACAAAGTTCATCGCTTGAAAGCCGGCGGACTCACTTTTGTTCGTATTGGGTAGTCCTTTGAACGCGGAGGCGCGAGATGTATCAATCTCGATGGGAACATAATTTCGGTTTACCCGGCCATAAAGATACTTTTCTGCAAAGTTAAAATCTTTCAGATTGCCGTAGTTCGCGTCAGATATATCTAGCTTGTATATCAAAGACTTCTGGTATAAATCTTTTGTCCCTTCATTACTGCTTTTTTTGTAAAAATCTGACATTTATCTGTTTCCTATTATATCATGTTGGGATTAGCTGTCACGCTACCGCCCAATCCGGTAGCCACGTCTCCGGCGCCCCCCGTGGGCTGCCCGCCGGCTTGTTCTGTTTTTCTCACACGACATTTTTTCATTGACTGCTCGAATTGAACGTCAATGTCGGTACCCTCTTCGGAATCGTCTCCATCGCTTTTCTCGTGCGAATGCAGCCATTGAGCTATAACTTGAGTGCTCCTCTCTCCTTCGGCGATTCGGTGTGACGCTTTCACAATAAGGTAGTAGCCCCCTATACCATACCGCGAAAGCTCAAATTTATCAAGCTCTACCGGTGTTCTTTTTTCAGAATCTTCGGGCACCATACTGTATTCTGAAGTGTCGGGAGCGAATCCTCGCGGGTCGACAAAAATTACTTGGCCCGGAAAAGTATTTGGTAGCAAAAACATGTCAACATTTGCATTGTAGACTTCTCTCAACTGCATTAGCCCGTCGTAACCTTCTTGTTCATATCGCAACTCCTTCAACATTGGTGCCGGAGTTTTTTCAAGCCGCACAGTCTTTACAATGCCTCTGTCCTGCCCCAAAATATAGTGATTAATGCCTTTGGCGTTATCGGCGGCTTTGAAGCCTGCCATTTTCGATTTTGGAGCAGGCCGGCCCGAATAGAAAACCATCCAGTTTCGATTAGCCGCTGGGCCTGGGTTCCGACTAGCGTCCGGCACACGGCTGCCCATAGTATTTAAAAAGCCGACCGTACCGGGCTGAGGAACCCACATATCTTTCATATCTGGCTTTGAAAGCAAATCATTAAAAAGAGCCATAGAATCAGTAATTTCATCGAGGTCTGTGTCTGCATACGATGTCAGGGTAGTGCTGTTAAACGATGATGGCTGAGTGGCTCGTTTGCCACCACAAGTATCGTCATTTAAGAATACAGATAAGAAGTTTTTGACAAATTCTTCGATGAAAGTAGAAAGATTATAGCTGAGACGATCACCATTCAACATTTTATCGGCTACCCACTCAGAAAAGTATTTTACAGATACTGGTATCTCTCCTATTGATATGTGCCTATATGTTTTAGGTGATTGTGGATCCCTGATTTCCATCGGACCCAGCAGAACTCTTAATTTGGAGAAATTTTGCTTTGTCTTCATCAGCGTGTCCATCTCTCTTTGCTTTACTTTTTCGGCGTTTAGAACAGGTTTCATTTTTCCAAGCAGTTTCGGGTATTGTTCCAGTGATGCCTCTATGTTCTCGAGTATAATATCCACCAGATCATAAAAGAAGAAGAATCCAACCTTTCTGTATGTATCTGTATTGAAGGACGACGAATTCTTGATACCCAGATGTGAATCCTTTGCGAGGTTGTCTTCTAGTTTTTTGATTTTCTTTTTTAATATTTGAGCAGTTGCCTTGTTCTCCTCAGATGACGCTTTATTTTTCAAATTGTTAATTTCATTCCTGACCTGATCTTGATTCTTCAATTGCTCATTACTGTCATATACTGGTAGTATTCCGGTAGAACTCATGGCTCGATTGAGTTCGCTATATGGGATGTCATAGTAATATATTTTACGTTTTTCAAATAAAGTCGTGAGAAGAGATTTTAAGTTTGCTTCTTTAAGGGATCTGATCGCATTTGCATCTTTTTCATCCTTGTCATCTTTTTCGGTAGATGATTTGGCATCGTTGGTTGCAGCAGCGAACGCTTTTTTCATCCTAAGCTCAAACAACCTGAGACTGTTCTTGTTCGCGGACGCAAAAATATCGAAGTAAGCGGTATCAAAGAAATCTTGTATATACGCTTGGTAATTGATAACAAACTGTAAACGACCATCTTCTTCGAAATTGAACTCATGAATAGTTGGTATCAGGTCGTATGTAGCAAAACTATTTCTGATTGCTTGTTGATACATCTTTTTATCTTGACCTCTGATATCGATGTTCTGTGGCATCGCATATCCCACAACAACCTTTAATCTAAAATTTAGGTTGTAGGCTGGATCGCTGCGCAATTCTCCAATTTGTGCCGAACAGGCTGCTGGGCTTAACTCTTGCAGCGCCGTAGTGCCCGTTTTAATTGCCAAATCAGCATATTTAAAAGTCCTTGGGGCGCCTGCCAGAGTTTTTGTTTCTCTATCTCGTAATATCTCCGCAAAGGTGGTAGCATGGATAGTCAATTTGCCCATAATCATTCTTTTGGCTGAGAATGGATCTGATCCCTCCATGCTCCATTCAAAACTCTTCATACCAATTCCAAATCCGCGGCGGCGTTTGTTTTTGAAAACATCACGGGCGTCTTGCTCCGTGGTGGATGACGGGAAAGTAATTTCCACTTCGTCTAGCTGTTTTCCCTTTCTATCTGTGATTACTTTATAGAACCGTACGATTGGTTGTAGGTTGGACAAAACCGAGTGCGGCATCTGAAACATATCGCTCGAACTTGGATTGCTAGCTAAGACGTTCATAAATGCATATGGTTCCCCGGCACACATAATAGAAGAGTTGCCTTTTCCCTCGAAATAAGGCAGTGTGGTCTTTTTGTCAAAATTGGCGCCTCTGCGGAGGGTTATAAGCGGCCAAATATTTTTTTGAATATAGCACTGATCCCGGAAAGATAAATTTAGATAGTTTTCGTTGGGATCTATTTTTGTGAGAATACCTTTGAGGTCTTTTTTTGTTTGCTCTTCGACTTCTTTTTTGAGGGCTTTTTTCTCCTCGGCAGCTTCGTTCTGTCTGGCTATTGCATTTCCTCCGAAGTTTTTATCAGAATCAAGATTGCCAAACAGGCCCGGCTTATTTCTTTGGAAATTATCGATTTGGATCTTATGTTGAAGCTGAGCGAGTATACTGATGTATTGGGCGTACTCATTCTTAGCATAGTTTAGTCTATTTTTTAATTGGCCGGCCGCCAGCTTGGCACCAGAGACTGGAATATCGACGATAGGGGAGGAATGTTTTTGGTTTATGGCGTCTACAATATTTTCAAGTTCTTTGGCGATGGCTTCGTAGTGATCGTACAGTTCTTTCCCGCCATTCTCCGCGAAAGCACCGTCTGTGGGGTCTGATATCTGTTCTGGTGTATATTTTAAATCGATGGAAGACAAACTGTAGTCTGTCATGCCCGCTTCTTTCAGTCTGTCGTCGAGATCGGATATCTCTCTGTTTAGTTGTGTATTTAACTCCTTAGCATTTGTCGTAAGTTTTTCGAAGGCGCTAGTATTTCTTCCTTTGCCGCCATTAAGAAAAGCATGAGTTTCCGGATAATCTGCTTCTGTATATTTTTCGTGCCAGTCCGCCATTATTCTACCCCATACCCAGCATATTCAAAACTTCTTCTGCATCAAGCGGAATCGTCAGCAAGTCGCCGGGGAACACATCCCCTTCTGTGGGGCGTCCGTTGTACCATGCAATTATCCACCACAACTGTGGGTTTCCGTAGTACTCGTCTGCTAGGCGGTAATATCTGTCACCAGTGGCCCATATGTATGTGGTTGTTCTCAACTGCATACGATCCGAAATTGTAGGGTGGTACATGATCGGTGTCTCGTAGTGAGATATACCTTTTATGTTGTTGCGCTCCTTTCTTAAGAAATCATAGAAAGAGTCACGGTTTAATAATTTTTTGTATCTGCTATATCTTGACATTGTTTTACTCTAAATAGTCCAATAATTCTTTGGCGCGTTCACCACGCTCTTCAACGGTCTTGCCTTCGGCAACGTAGCCCTGTTGCGCGCTGATGAGGTATTGAAATTTGTCCTGTTGGCGTTCTGACAACTCCTCGCCGGCATACGCTTTTTCTGTCAGCTTCCCTAGTTTTTTTGCATCGGCCTTTTTGAATGCTTCACCAAACATACCATTGTATCCACGTGCTTGTGCATTGGCCCTATCTTGCTCGGCTTTTACTCGGGCACGTTCGGAGGCCTGTCGAGCGGCTATCTTCTCGTCGTAACTTCCTGCACTCATGACAGAGTCAGACTCTGACTCCAAAATTGCATTGTAAGGGAAATTAGGGTCTTTAAACGTATTGTCCGTATCCCACCCTAATGTTTCCTCGTGAATGACTGCAAGGTCCATGCTCACGTCTATGAGTTTGGGCAAAATCGTATTCGTTGCTGTTTGTACTACGCCGGCATCAGGATTTTCTAAATTATGAACAATGTTCATGCTGTTTATAACGCACAATAGTCCCTCAGACGGATTGTTCGTAGATATATAATTTTGAAAAATTGTTCTGGCATTAAGCTCTTGTGATGTTACCGCTTCCACAGGGCCCTTACTCTGCGCCAACAAGTTCATCAATTTTACTCTCACTAACGGGCTCTGTGTCATGACAGTTGAGGAGTTTCCCAAGTCTGCATAATTTGGATACAGGAACTGCGAGAGCTTTTGTAGTTTACCTAAATTTTCATATGCCTCGCTGATAGTTTCGGCAGGAATCTTCCATCCTAACGTAATTGAGCGAGTTGTGTTTTTAAATGTATAGATCGGATCTGTTCGACCAAAAACCGTGTCGGGGTTCCAATCACAATTGTAATTTTCTGCAAAAGTTGTGATAAAAGCTTTGAAAAATACATCAGACTCTGATGGAACATGGAAGAACGACAGTACTGCTTCTGCATTATTGGCAAGACCATCTGTGCTGGCCGGGCTTAAATGCCCCGCAGAAACTCCATTGCTAAGAGTAACTTCTTTGTATTTTTGTTGTTTGAATATTCCTAAACTTCCGCGGTTAGCTGGTGCTTTTTTACCCATTTTTTAAATCCTTATTGTATTTTTGGTCGGCCTGTTACTTTGCCCACAAATTCATCATTTACTGCTACAAGAATATCCTTTTTCATTTCTCTGCCATCAATATACACCTTGACATCAACTGATGGTGCTGCTTGCTGCGTCATCGCTGCACTGGCGGCTGCTGGTCGACTGCCGACATTGTTCGCAGTGGCTGACGTCACCAACAGTGACGCAGCGGCCAACTTGAGGGTGTCTGCTTTGTTAATAGATTCCATGATCGCTTCGATATTCTTTGTAACTCCGCTGGTGTTGACATCCACATCGATTCCGCCAAGTTTTGACAATTCTTTAAGTGTCTCCATTGGCAGTTCACCAAGTGCGCGGCCGATAGCGCTAATACCCAATGCCATGATTCCGAGACCAACCCCCGCTGTTGCAAAAGCGGGGGCGCCGAGAGCCATTGTGGTTGCAAAGGTGGTGAACAGACCAACGTTTTCTGCTGTGATACTATCAAACATTGCCGAGAAGCCACCGGCCATTTCGCCAATAGCGAGGGCGGTGAGCCCGATGATGCCGCCGATCAATGCAATAGCAACACCAAAAGCCAACATCGGCTTGATTGCGGCGGCACCAATCAAGCCGACACCCGCAAGACCAACACCAAAGATTAACATTGTAGACAGAAGTCCACCGATGGCTTCATTTAAGCCCTCAATTTGTCCCGAAGTCAACAGAGCAAATGATTCTGCTAGGTTAGACAGGCCGTTTGCGGCTATGCCGATACCAACGCCTGCTAATAAAGCGGCAGCACCGAAGGCGATTGTTGGTCCCACCAGAGAACTCATCCCGACAGCAGCAGGAGGGGCCGTTTTACCAATAAAGCCCATAGTTTTAGCCCACACAAGCATGCCGGCGGCCAACTTTATAAAGCCAACTGCAAGGAAGCCGTACACTATTTTATCCAGATGAGGTACTAAGGCAACAAAAACCTCCATGAGAGCCTTAATTCCACCGGTAAAAGTCTGCATTGCTGCTTTGTTATTCTCGAGCTTTTTGGCTAAATCTTCGAATGTTTTAATGAGCGGCTCCACTACGGGAATCAAACTCATCATTAGACTCTTAAATCTCTCTTGAATACTTTGGATCGCCTTTGTACGCTCTTGCAACTTCTTAATTGAAGCTGTTGTTTCTGTGGCGCTGTCTTTAAGCTTATCGAGATCGCCGGACATTAAAAGTGCGAGATCAGTAGTCGTCTCAATCCCGTCAATGGCTCCTACGTAGAATTTTTTCTCGAAGTAGTCCATATCATCGAATACTTTGCCGGTGCTTAAAACAGCATCCCTGATTTGTTGGAAACGCTTAGCAGGCTCTTTGGCCATCATCAAATCCATGGCATTCACGAAGTTACCGCCGAGTGCGGCATTCAGCTTACCAGCCTGTGTTGCGGCGCCTTCGAAGGTGTCAAATCCCTCTGAGATTCTCAGCAATTTATCCATTTCTAAGCCGGTCGACTTAGATACGATAGCCAAGTCTTTGAATGCGCGGACACCAGAAGAACCAAAAGCGGATAATTCATTACCAGCCTTTGCAAAGTCTGCTTGCATCTGTTGAGGAGTCACGCCAATTTTCTGCGCTAAATCATTTAACTCGACGCTGGCTCCGGCGGCTTCTCTTGCACCCATACTAAACGCCTTCATTGCCGTCTGAGTGGCTTTTCCAAAGTCGGTCAGACTCACACCCTGCTTTTGCAGCAGAGCGCCTGTATTGGCCACTGCGCGTTGGTTTTCAGTTGACATCATGGAGAACTCTGTCATCTCTCCACGAAGTGCGGTGTGCGCTGCATAAACTTCATTAACTTGTACGCCGTAAAAAGACATCGCCTGCACGTCGCCCATGATAGCATCGGCGGTTTCTCGTGCGGCGCCGGTTGCTGCCATGAATGACTTAGCTGATTCATCGGTCATAAACGCCAAATTGATCATTGTGTTGACAAGACCCTTTAAGACCCCGGCTAGCGCGCCCTGAGCTGCTTTTAGGATGCCGGCTTGACGGATCTGGGAAACCATGCTTCGTATGTTTTCAACATTGATTAGGTTATGTTGATCATATACCGCGATGAGGTTCTCCATACCAGCCGATAGACTTCTCATTGCCTCCTCTTGCTTCTTTAAGAGTTCTATCGATTTTTCGCGTTTTTGATTATCTTCTTCTAATTTTTGTATTGCTATTTCTGCCAGTTCGATCTGCTGCTGAATAGCGGCATTTACAGCCTCATAGCCAGGACCGCGCTGGTTGTTGAGGGCTATATCAGTCTCATAGCCCTCGATTAAATTTTGTTGTCGCTCAATGCGAATTCGATTAAGCTCATTTTGTCTTTCTGTCGCATTTGACAAACTTTGGGCGCGCTGCTCCTGTCTGCCAAGGGCTGCGTTTGCTCTATTGAGAGTTTGTACGTATGCTTCAAGTCGAGCGATTTCGGCTGGATCACCAACAGTGGCGCCACCGCTGGCAGTGCCGGCTGCGCTGTTGATAGCACCGATAATTGCCTGCTTAATTGCTTCTAAATCTGCTGGTGTGACTGCCACAAGAAAAGCTCCTTACTCAGTAAATAGTTGCCACAAAAAAAGACAAGGTTTTACCCTTGTCCATATTTTTTACTATACGATTGTGGGCCCATTGGTGAGTTACTATCAGTCAATGTATGAGTCTGTGAATTCGAGCCCTTGCCACGATTTGCGCTCTCAATGGCTTCTTTCTCTGCCTCTAACTGTTTAACTAATCTCTCAACAAACCATTTACGCAAACCAATCGGAAGATTATATGATTCACCTATTGACCAGCCTCCTGAATATTTCAAAAAGAAGAACTGCTCATAGACATTCTCCATATAATCAGGCGTCAGGCCAAAAAAAGTCCGCGTTAAGCGGGACCTCCATGTCCTGCTCGTGATCACACTCAGCACACTCAAAGTGTTGAGTTAAATCTACGTTCGGTGACGCTGCTTTATATGCCTGACGAAGATGGCGAACATCTACAGATGGCAAGTTTTCTACAACGTAGTTAATTGCTTCGCTTGTTGCGTTTCCATTTACAGAAACTATCATGTTTAAAAGTTGGCGTGACACGTTTCTTTCATGAACTCTCTTGTTCTTACGATCCATCTCAACTCCCTCAATGAGGCGGCGCTCATCAGCACCCGTCAGAATTCTAAATCCGATGTCGAGGCCAGTGCGAGGGAGTTTGGTCGTAAATACGCCATCCGAGGGCTCTTCGGTAACAAACTCTTGCAAGCCCTCTCCCGAATAAACGTTTTGCTCGTTTAAATCAAAATTATACTCTTGGGCGGTACCGCATGCTGGGCATGTTACCTTGGTATTATACTCGTTGCCGTATGCCGAGATTCTTGCTGCAATGATGAGAGCATTCCTGTCTCCAACAAGCAGCGTGTCGGCGTTGATGGACTTATCAGTAATAATACTGCTTAGAACACGATCTAACGCTACGCCTTTCTTAAGCAAAGAACGAGAAGTTAACATATCCTCTTCTTTCGCTGTCATTTGCTTGATTTCGATTGTGTCTTTCCCATAAAGGGGATGACCAAGCGGATATAACGTGCCCTTGGAGGGCAAGTCGATAATCTCTGTTGGAACAATAAACGAAAAGTCATTGCTCTCTGTGTTTTGAACTACTTGTTGCTGGGTCGCAGCATCCGCATCAAACTGCGAACCCAGTCTATCACTATTTCTTGACAATATACACCTCTTTTGAAATATTGTATGAAAACATTATAACATGTTTAAATGCTGTGTTGTACTATGATTGGAAGAAAGTGTTGCCATCGTCACCACCGGTTGCGCGAGATACGCCACCGAAGGACTGTAAGCGTGCCCAATCATATCTAATTTCACAGGTCATCTCAACCAAGTCATCGTTTCCATAAGCAAGATCACCATATTTTACATTGGTGATGAATGCATTCCAGAGCGTCCATTTTTCAATTTCGTTTCCGTCGCCATCAAGCTGGGAAATGTACACTGCGCCCAGTGCGCCGGCGGCACGGGATTTCGACATGGAGCCAAGCGAGTTGGGGTTCGAAGGTGGCGTATAGCCCGAAAGGTTGATAATATCCGAAAGAGTAGCAGTCATGTCGGGATCACGAGGATCAACAAGGGTCATGCTGATCGGCTCCCAGCTAACGGCACCCGGATAGTAGAACGTATGGTTCAAGTACTGGTGTTCGGCTGTGTTGATAGTGAAGGCAGGCTTATTAACGGTTTTAGCGTACCACATGAGGGAACCTCCTTGTGGGGCACTAATTCCTGTAAATTCTACCTTAAACCTAAACTGACGTTTAGGGTCTTTGAGTTGTGTGCTTTCGGCAAAGTTGTCTGACCAGAATGGCATTTTAATTGGCTCCTATATTCAATTTTAAATAGTGTTCAGATTATTTTTAGTCATCAAATGATGCGCCGGTTGAAGCAACCACGAAGTCAATCGCAATATATTCGATTGAACGCGCTGGCTTAACCATAATCTTGGCGTACATGATGTTTTGATCAATAAGATCGGGGGTTGTTGTCGATTCATCAAGAACCAACTTGTAGTCAGAGATACCGAAGTTGCTCTTAACATTGGCAAGGAAAGGCTCAACGAGACCGGTGAAGCGGTTCCAAGTAGTTTGTACGTTCTGCTCGAAGAGAATCTTGGTAGAGATTCTTGAAATCTCCTTCTTGAGGAAGATGACAAGACGTCTAACGTTAATTCTATCCAGAGCGGACTGACGCTCTTGCAGAGTCTTCTGACCAAATACCACGATTCCGGTTGATGGGAAGGAGGCAATCGGGTTGATGTTAGCTTCGTAAAGCAAGTCACGTTCCTTAGAGGTAAGTTTCTCGGTTACTGCACTAACTGGGATTCCAGCAGCGCCCTCGGTAAGTCCACCGCGGTTGAAGCCGGCAGGAGCGAACCAAAGTTGCGCTTTCTTCTCAGAGCTTGCAAGAACACCCAGCATTGCTGCGCTTGGCGGAAGCCAAACTGCGGCGCCAGTGTTCTCATCACGGGTCTGAACCCATGGGTAGAAGGTTGCACCGTAAGAGGAGTCAATCTGACGATCTCTCAGAGCAGTGGCTGCGGCCTGTGGGGTGGTTGCGATACGAGACGCCAGCGTTTTCTTAGTGCTGTAATCACCTTCGTGCGTGGGCAGGTAGACGTCCGGAAGATCAATGAGAGACATTGCATCGGCACGGCGCTCACACACCTCAACGATATGTCGAGTAAGACCCGTCTGGGTAAGACCCGGCATTGTGATCAAGTTGGTCTCAACCACTTCTGGATCTGCAACACTATCGATTGCTTTCTTAATAGTGTAGTAGGCAGAACTGTTATCGTTGTTGCTGGCTGCGGTCATTTGGTTATTGTAGAGAGGATCGGGCAGGTGTACGTCGAATCCATCAAACCCACCCCAGAGTGGCGCGGTGAAGGAGTTGAATCCCTTATTAAGAAGCGCTTGGTAGCCATTGGCTGAGGTGTAGGAGCGGTGCGGTAAACTACCGGTGCCGGGGGCATACCCAGAGCGGGAACCAGAACAATACCACATTAAGTTTCCGCTAGAACCGGCAGACTCAACCAAGTCATCCAAGGTAACCACTTGTGAGAATCCGTCAATACCACCGAGGGATACCGTTGAGTTGTCGACCAAAGCCGAGAATTGGTTGTTAAGCATCTCGGTCAAAGAACCAACACTAGCGTCATATCTCATAGAGCCAGAGCTTCTGCCGGTCATGAACCCAAAGAATGCGTTGCGAGGATCGGAGATACCGCCATCAGAAGCAGAGTGCCTAAGCAGTGGACGAGGCATCTGAATGTTCAGGGCTGTAAATCCTGCATCTCCGGGTTCGTCTCCACCAGCGGACATTGAAAGAGCATTCGTTCCAAGGTTCGAGAATCTTAATGTAGATGGTTGCGAGACCACCGGGTTAGACGAAGTCATTGGAATAACATATGCCGCTCCATCGGCAATTGTAGCGCCCGGCAACGCGGCAGACGACGATGCGGCCGCGTAAATAAGGTCAATGTCCTTGTATTTTGGCATATCGTAGTATCCAAATGGAAGCAATGTTTCCATTCCTGTCGCGCCGGCGGCGACGTCAGGGTTAACATCGACATACACGTACTTGGATTGGTTAGGGTATTGACCATATCGCTTATAGCGGCGCTCGGCCTCATCCCAACTTAAGTATTGGTCACCAATCTTACGACCGACGTAGTTCGGAGAAGTTGGGTCTAAGGTGCACTCGTCAAAGCGTTCAAGAATCTGCATAGCGTTGTCTGTATCCGACATCGAGCGGACAAGAACCGAGAACGTTCCGTAGTCAGTAGTGCTACTGTTGGACTGGCGAATGTTTGAGATAGAGATTTTTACATTTCTGCTCAACCATGCGCCATGGCCGCGGCCGACGAGCCTAAACAGTTTGACCGTGCTGGTTATTGGATTGTAGTCAGCAGCCTCACCAGTGTCCTGACTGATAAACCAGCCCGCAACTGCTTCGCGAGCTTGAGCGTTAGAGCCCAGACGGTTAGCAGGGGTTGAAGTGGGAGTGGCCTTCAAGGCAATAGGGACGATTGCGCCATAAAAAGACTGTGCCAAGTTTCCTGAGAAAATATCTCTGATGTGTTGGTCGTATGTTTCGCCTAACCAGTACATGTCGGCGCCGTTGGGCGCGCTGGGGTAGAAGTTTCCTGAAACAAAAAGTTGCGGGTTTGTGTTGAAGACTTGTCGGGCATACTTATCGTTCGTATCAGCCATGTTGAACTCGAAAACGTGCTCGTCAAGAGCAGATTGTCCGGTTTGGATTACAGCCTTGAAGTTACCATTAGCATCAGACTCGATCAGGGTGCCGGGAGCCTTGTAATTGCAGCGAGTGGTAGTAGATCCAGAGCCAGCAGCGTTACCAGAAAGAGCTATCATTCCTGATTCAAGATACCAGACTGCGGCTAGGGCGCCCGTGACAGTCACTGGGTTACTAGCAGTAGTGGTAAGGGAAGCAGATTTCCACATGACGAGTCCGTATGCTCCACCCTCTCCACCGTCGCCTTGACCAAGCTCTAATGTTCTCCAACCAGCCTGGGAGGCAAAGTTGGGAGCAGTACCGTTCGCAGCGGTCGGGCTTTGTTGACCCAAGGTTCTAACAAAGGTAAGCGGAGCCACACCAGCATTAAGGAATCCCTTGGCGGCGTAGATGCCGTACATTGGAGACTGGAGATCTCTGGCTGAACGGTAAACGTCACCTCCGGCATTACCGGGGACAGTTTCACCGAACATACTCACGAAATCAGAGTAAGCGTCGACAGTTTGCGGCTGCATGGCTAAACCTTGCGTAGCGCGGCCGACGACGGTAGGTCCGATAGTATCGGGCCTTCTTGGGATAAAGGAGTTATCAATCTCGTTGATAAAAACTCCGGGGGAAACGAACTTAAATTTCTTTACTGACATGATTTAGCAATCCTCTTGTATATATTTGTCTTAGAAAAGACTTCACAATCATTATCTAAATAGTGTTTTGGATTCCAAAAGGATGAACCAAACATAGAAATTAAGGTTTAGTTCCTGAATTAGTCTTCCAAAAACGACGGCTCTCCAGGAATTACCCCTGACTCGCGTGGAAATGTCACTTCTACCACACTCTCTTCCAAAGTGATTAGTGGTCGATCGTCATTCTCGCCCTCACCAATAAGATAGCCTAAAATACGTAAGGTTATAGTGGTCTCGAACATCCTGATGTCTTCACCCAGATCTCCAATATTATTGCTGTGTGTAAAGTTCTGATCTATGAAAGCTTCGTAAATGTGGCCATTCCTTTTCATCAAAAATGAATTGATTTGGCCAGTGCGTGTCATAAAAGGTTGAACCAACTGATTCATTTGCTCTTGGTATTCGGTTTTAATTACAATCTTGTATTCTACATTTACATAAACAGGGATTGGAATCGACAAACTTTGTATCACCACTTGTTTATTGATTCTTGGGTAATAGTTCTGGAGTCGACCGTCTGTGTTGGTGCGAGTACCCGTGGCCACTGCAAAATTGCGTGTTTTGTCTTGCTTGACTCTGCGTGCGATTACCATGCGCCCAGATCTACCATCGCTATACTTGGAAAATATATTTGCTTGATAGCTTCCTTTTCTTTCGGGATCTTTAACGATTCCAGTGCGCTCTACACCAATAATTGGCAATACAAGGGCCCCAGAAGAGTCTCGCAATGATTTTTCGCTTTTAATCTGATATGCTCTTTCGGGCGCTTGCCAGAAAACAGGGACCTGTGTATATCCCGCGTTGGTGCGCGCTGAAAGGCTAAGATCCTCTTTCACCCAAGATGTCACAGCCATATCTATCGTTTCTATACTAGAAGCTAGCATCCCAACTTCTTGTAAGGTTGCACTAGTGGCGCCCGGAGGTAATTGCGCAAAATCAAAATCATCAGGTAGCATCGAATTGTCCCTTTCTTGCACGTCGGCATGTGGCTGCTATCTCGAACGAATGATCCACTTGACCAAATAACTTTCTTGGCTCCGACAGTTTAACTATCTCGTAATATATTTTACCGTACAAAACAAAATCGCCTTCTCTGACAAACAGATCCTGATCTTCGGTCAATCTTCTCTTGTGGAAGTATACCGTAACCATAGAGTCCGAGTCAACTCCAATGTTTGAAAGATATGAAGTAGTCTCTTCGTTAAACTCTACCAAAGCGTACACTCTCACTGGTGGTAAGTATGTTTTCTCGACTGCCTCACCGTATAACTCGTGAAAATCAGTTGATTCAAGATCAATAGGGTAATAGAGGATCTGTTGCCCAATGACCTTCTCGATGAGTTCGTCATTGACTTGTTTTACCAGATCTCGCTCTTTTTTACCTAAAAAGAGAGGAGGTGGTGGCGCTGCTGGTCTTTCCCATTCATCTGACATCTAAGCTACCCCACGAAAATCGGTAATGGAGAATTCTTGAACAGGTTTTGGGCTGCATCAGCAGTCTCAGAGTCGTACTTAACCAGTTCTTTGTATTCAGTCTCTTTGAGCATCTCCATCAACTTATCTTTTAACTGTTGTTGCTCATCTTTTGCTTGTCCTAAAAGCTCATTGTGGTTTAGAGTCACACTCTCTCCCGGAATAGGCAAGGTTGTAAACTTACCACGGATTTGGCCCAGCATTTCCTTGCAAAGTGCCAAACAATACTTTCGAATCCATTGTTTACCTATCGCATTGATGTTCTGATAGGGTACATTGTCAAACGGCAGCGTGTTTAAGTTGTTCACACCGTCTACTCCATCATTATATTCAGAATTTGAGCCAAATACATCCAGATCCTGCACATAGAAGCGAACCCACATGCTATCAATGTCTGTAAAATCCCAATGGCCCGGCTCTGGGTACAATCGCAGGTGATTATTTATGAGTTCATATGAATAATGTGATGTGCGTGTGTAAATTGAGTCTTCATACATAATTGCTTGCATTTTATTCTGCCATGTGGGGATTAGTTCGAACGTAGAGTCGTCCGCAAACTGTCCATAAGTCGACATATTTCCAACGACACCAATTCCACCATAATATCCAAAAAATCTCCACATAGCGCGAGGGGTCTTATAGAAGACCTTGGTAACAATCACCCTTTTTCCGTCAACTTTGCCAGAAAAGGGAACCGCGTCACCCTGATCGTTAACTCCGCTGGTTGATGCATCGTTAATAATTTTCTGTAAATCATAGTCTTGTTGATTTTGAGTTGGTTTGAAAGAAGCGGAATATTGAGGAACAGTTCCTCCAAATCCACCCATGGCAGCCATGTTGTCACCAACCTTGTTTGCATAAGATGACTGGAACCTTGGGTATTTTAAGTTACTGCCAGAAGGACCAGACAACTGGACGCCATCGTGGTCAAACGTGCCCGTTGTATTACCCAGAGCATTGGATATAACGTTCTTACCTTGATGTAAGTTGATAATGTATGAATATTCTAGCACTGCCTCTTCGTATGCAGCATATACATTTGAAGGTGTCAGCTCGATATCAACAACATCACCACCAAGTTTCTTGTAAACATAGGCTACCTGATCTGATGCACCACTTAAGAACGCTACGGATCCTGTATATATCCCGAACGGACAAGCCCCACTTACATCGGTAGTAGATCCTGTTGACGTTAAGACAACTGCGCTAGTGGTTGATATTGGATTTAGGTTGGTGGGCACTCACTTGGTCTCCTGTGTTCAGTGTTTACTTTTTGGTTGTACGTTTGGTAGCAGTTCTGGTTGTTTTTTTCGTTTTTGCAGTCGTGGTTTTTTTAAGCTTTGGAGTTGGGGTCTTTTTGGTGACCTCTACCGTCTCTTTAACCTCGACTGTCGGTGCTTTGATAGCCGGCTTAGTCTCGACTGGCGGTGCTTTGACATCCTCTTGTGTTGCTGTCGTGGTTGCTTCTACTGCTCCCTCTGTGGTCTCTGTGGCGCCAAGTCGGGCTGCGCGGGCTCTTTTAAGTTTCAGTATGCGTTTCCATTTTTTACCCATGATATTCTCCTGTATGTATAAAGGTACTCAGTAAATAGTTTGCTGGTTAACAAAAGTGAAAATCTCAAAAATTTACCGGAGAAAAAATTTAAGAAAATGGCGTTTTTTTGTATGTGATTGCAAAATAAAACCCCCTCCGAAGAGGGGGAACATAATCTTATGTTTTGAAATACTGAATTAAGAGGTAACCCAGAATGTTGTACCGCTCTGAACAGAGCTGTCGCCAATAGCGACGTAGTTAGTGCCGTCGCAGAAAATACGAACTCTTGAACCAACGACTGCGTTAACAGTGTCAGCATTCATAATCAAATTAGTGCAAGTATCAGTAACAGCAACTTCGGCGGCGCCTGATGCAGTAAAGTTACGGCAAGAAACAATCATGTTGTCTCCGGGTGCTGTGATAACGACATCGTTATCTGATAATACCGTGACAATAATCTCGATATTAAACCCGCTAGTAAGTGCTGGTAATGTGAATGTTTGTGTGCCATCCGCAGCGTTTACCAAATACACCTTCCCGGAATCTTGCGCTGTGAGTGTTTTGGTGCTAGAAGAACCAGCGCCAACAACAGCTTCAACTTTTTGTACAGAACCCACGACGGTTGAGCCATTTAATTGTAACTCTCTCTTTAAATTTTCTAATAGTGCCTCGGTTCTAGCGAGGCCAAGTCTTTTACTTCCCATGTTTGAAACCCTCCATTTATAATCATGTCAAAAACATATGGTGAAATTCTTTTGAAACTTCGATTATAAGTAGTTTACTTTGGCACAAGATGTACCACAAAAGAAAGCCCCTGTTAAAAACAGGGGCTTTACATTCGATTAGGTCACTAATCTGCTATTAAGCAGTAGCGCCAGCCTCACCAATCAATCCACGAACAATAACAAGTCCGTACATATCAGGACGCACCATCTTCTTGGCATAACGCGTCATGACTCCCTTACGGGGTACGAAGTCTTCTGGTCCGAAGATCGTAGGGGTGGTTTGCAGTGGTACGTATGGAGCGTACACGTAGCCGCTTTCAAGGAAAGAGCCTCCGCGACGACCAACGAGAATCACATTACGCAAGAAGTAAGGATCGACGTAAACATCGAACTTCTTAGTGAGAGCGCCGACCTTGACTGCACCAATGGAACCGCGTTGATCGTCAGCAGTGACGGACGCGCGGAAACCGGCGGTGAACTCAAGAACGTTGGCAACTTCTGGTCCGCAGACGATGAAGTTGGCGCCGCCACGAAGAGTCTTGCGGTGGATTTGAGCAGAAACATCGTTGATGGTCTCAACGAGAGTCTCATACCACTCAGACACTGTACCGGTGAAGTCCGGAGCCGCAGAGCTAGCGCCAATTTCAGCACCAGTGTTACGGTTCACGAAGAGACCGGGCGAGCGTGACCAGTACTGAGTACTAGCGGTTGCACCCTTGATGAGGTCCTCGAGGATCTCTTGATCAATTTCGAGAGCGATTTGCTCCGAAAGGATGCTTGTAAGCTCAACCTCTGCATCAAGGTTGTGGTAGGCGTTAAGGTCTTGACCTAACTCCGGAGTCCACTTAGCCTTGAGCTTCTTCGTCACCGCGGTAACAGCAATGCTGTCGACCTTGATGTCGATCTCTGGGATGTTCACATTGTTCTCAAGTCCCCATGGGTCATCACCCTTAAGAGATCCGAGAGCACCACCTGCGATGAAGTCATCCTTCTGCGGGTAAGTAACGGTGAACGAACCAGCCGAAGCAGTAAGCATACCGTGAAGCTGTGCAGCAGTTGCATCACCATCGTATGATGCGAACACCATAAGACCGGTAGTAGCGCTAGAACCACTGAGACGGGTAAGTCGACGGAGTTGAACACCGCTCTTACCACCACCAGCAGAACCAGAAGCGTTGATGCTTGCGTTAGAACCGGAAGCGTCTTGAACGTTGACAGCAACGAAATCGTCTTCGTTGAAGCCAGTCAAGCCGCTAACGGTGAATGTACAAACAGCAACACTTGCAACACCAGATTGTGCTTCAAGCTCAGGATCGTATTGAACGAGCTTGGGAATTGCACCAGCAGAAGAGCTGTAGGTACTTGCAGTTAAGAACGAAAGGGTAAGAGCCACCGAGCCAGTCGGGGACGAGTAACCGTTGTTCAACGAGTAAGGACCTTCTTCTGCACCATTACCGGTGATGATGACACCACCAGTGATTTGCGATGCAATTCGCTGACCGCCGTAAAGGGAATCTTCGGAACCATCGGTACCGTATCCAAGGCGGGGGAGACCAGCACCGTTACTAGAAACAGTGAAGTCGAGGAAGAAAATGAGACCGCTTGGCAGACTCATTGGCTGAACGGAAACGAGATCGTTTGCGATCAGACCAGCGAAAACACGACGGACAATGGGGAATGCGACGGCAGCAAAGCCTTCAACATCTCCACCAGCCATGGTCGAGGTCTCGCGAAGTAGTTCTTTTGCTTGGTTTTCAAGCAAGCGAGCCATAGAGTTGCGCTTAGATTCTTGATCTAAGCCCTCTAAAAGACCTGTTCTCTCCCACTTTGAGAGAAGAGCAGAGCCTTCGGCGCGCATATCACGATTGACAACTCCTTCGGTCAATCTTTCGATAATACTAGACATTTTAAATCACCTCCTTTTTTTTATAAATTATG